TGCCAAATCATTTCCTGCTACTAATCTAATTCCATCTGTGTCAAATTTAATGTAAGTATCTGCATCTCCATTATGACGAATATATGAGTTTATACCGATGTCTCCCGCTACATCTAATTCATAGTCAGGAGTTGTAGTGCCTATTCCAACATTACCACCTGCTCTAATACTCATAGCCTCTAAGTCGGCATTTTGACTAGCAGTTGAATAATTACCCGAACCTGCAACAAAGAAACCCATGTCTCCTGCATTACCATAATAAGTACCGTCACTTCTTTTTGATGAACGCATACCTATACGGCCTGTTATACCATCTGCACTACCACTATCATCATCTTGATAAAAGATAATTTCACCTGTTATCTGTCCTTCTGTTAACGAAGTATCACTATTTGAAAGTCTTAATGTAGCCGTACTAGCAGATGATATATCTAACTGTGAATCAGGACTTGTAGTACCTATTCCCATTTTACCATTGTAAGAACCTTGTGAACCACCAAAGAAGAAATCGGGAGTACCGCCCGCATTTCCTATCTCAACATCTGCTTCACCGTTCCACGATAAATGTAGTTTAGAAGCCGCACCCTCATCATACCACCAAGCAATATCATTCCCTACAACCATTCTCGCATCATCGGTTTGTAAGTTAAGATATGTGTCTGTATCTCCATTATGATAGATGAACTGGTCTACACCGATATTACCCGCTACGTCTAATGTATAGTCGGGACTTGCAGTACCTATTCCGACCTTACCATCTTGTAGGACAGTCATGGCCTCTAATGCTGTTGCGTCTGAGTTATCCATCCAAAGGGCATATCGGTTATTTACTCCCGTTCCACTTCCCATGTATTTCAACGAGAAACCATAATTAGAATCATCCGATTCACCGGAGTTTCCAGTACCAGCACCACCACCATTGCCATCAACTCTCAGCAAAGTGACATCAATATCATTGTCCTGTGGCCCTATCCTGATAGCAGTACCCGCATGAGAAGAAATAGTTGGAAGTATTCTAAGAGAGCCTGTGACATCTAATTTGTATTCGGGGCTTGTAGTGCCTATTCCTACATTACCATCACCCGCTATTGTCATTCTTACATTTGAAGTGCTTCTGTCTGCGGCTACCTTTGTATGGAATTGTATATCTGCGGCATCGTTGTTGTAAATTGATGCAAGATGAAGAACTCCTGTACCATTATCATACCAAAGTTGCCCACCTTCGGTAAAGTCATCAGCAGTTCCTAATAACTCGATTGCAGGGTCAGCACCCGCATTATCTGTCCCTGTAACTCTTATTGAAGGATGGGAAGCACCCGATAGATGAAGTTCAGTAGAAGGACTCGTAGTGCCTATTCCAATATTAGCATCCGGCCCATGTATTCTCATCGCTTCAACAACAGTAGAATCACTATCTGTTCCACCTGCATTGACTCTAAATATTATATCGTCACTATCACGCACCGTTTGTAGAATTAGGTGATTACCATAACCTTCTACAATAGATGAACCTGTATCTCCATGAACTTTAATAACACCAGAATTTGTATTTCCAAGCAGTAAAGACCCACTTCCGTTTGCCTTTAATGAGCCATGATTGTTAACTAACATATTACCTGCAACGGTTAATGTAGAACCATCAAAAGTTAAATTTGCTTCACCGTTTAGATTACTACCATCTACCGCAGTTACAATGCGATTGTTAGTACCGTTGGCAAGAGATAAATTGCTACCTGCTCCTGCAATACTGCTTGCACTAGACCACTGAAAATTACCGCTACCATCCGTAGTTAAGGCTTGGTTTGCACTACCATCAGAAGCAGGTAATACCCATATTTGGTCAGCAGATAAAGCAGGGGCTTCAAACCCTACATAGTTAGCACCTTCATAAAATCTTAATTCTTTATTAGAACCATCTAATGATAGATTACCTGATACAGTAGCATCACCATTAACATCTAATGATGATAAAGAACCAAGAGATGTTATGTTAGTTTGAGCAGCAGTAGCAAGTGTTGCATTAAATGTACCACTAACTGTCAAATTACCGGGTATACTCACTAATCCACCGGATTGAATTTCTATTCTACCGCTACCATTTGCACCTAACCATAATTCATGTGCATTTGTTGTCTCAATTCTACCAGCAGATGCTTGTGATTGTATACGGATATTAGCACCGCTATATCTCTCTACATTGATTTCAGCATTACCATCATCTTCGATTTTTGCACCGTGTAATGCCTTAAAAGGTGTATATGTTACCATTTTTCCACCTCATATTTTGACAGCATGTATTTTATAAACCCAACTTTCGGCAGTTCCAGCAGTCCAGACTACATTTATGTTAGCACTACTACGAGTCACAGTTATTACACCAGAACCTGCACCTGATGTAGCAGTACGAATTAGACCGTATTGCACTACATGTACATCTGCATCAGCCCCTGCACTTGTATTACTACTTGCAGAGCCACCCCATGTAACTAACATTTCTTCCATATGAACGTGATAAGGACTAGCAACTTGTTTAAAATGAATTAAAAGTTTAACACCTTTATTTGTACCACTTGCTAATGTAAATATCGTTCCACTAGTGTTAAAACTAGTAGCAGCAGAAGTTTTGGAAAAAATACTAGTTTTATCATCATCTCCAATTAATATATGGTCTCCACCAGTCGCTACAGCAACACCAGCACCTGCCTTTAGCGTTGCTGAATCTAGTTGATTTAATGTAGCAATATCTTTACTGCTATCAACAACTAGTGCTAAACTAGCAGTAACAGTTCCAGCCGTCACATTATCCAAAACATTGAGTTCTGTTGCTGTTGCTGTAACCGCAGTTCCTCCTATTTGTAAACCACCTGCTTTAGCAACATTAACATCAACATCGCTGGCAAATGCAACTGATGTATTTGCAAGTGTAATTAAATCAGTATCATCAGTGTGTCCGATTGTAGTACCATTGATACTTATATTGTCTACTGTTAAAGCAGTTAATGTACCTACAGATGTAAGTGCAGATGCTGTAGATGCAGTAGTTAGTACAGTACCAGTTTCATCAGGTAAAGTAATAGTTCTATCTGCACTAACTGTACCTGCTTTCAATAATATCTCATTGTTGTTTGCAGCACTACCTTCAAACAGAACACCATTAGATGTCGATACAGTTTCCACTTCAGTAGTAATTGTTTTTCCCGTTACAGTCAAATTTCCAGCAAGTTCAACGTTTGCCCCACTCAGAGTAATCGCAGTAGTGCCGCCGGATGATTTGATATCATTACCTGTGACTGTCAAATCTCCACCAACAGTGACATCTGCACTAAAGGCTGTAGTTGCTTCAGTAATTGTTAATAAATTAGCATTAGTGTTTACAATAGTTGCACCATTACCAAATGCAACTTCATTACCAGTTACAGTAACATTACCTGCAAAAATACCTCTACCAGCATCAGAACCATCTAATGTCAAAGCAGTGACAGGAGTATCACCATCATCCACTTTAAAGATAATATCAGCATCTGTCGCTTGAGCGTCTAATGTAATATTTCCAGACGTTGTTACGATGTTTATGGCTGCATCACCAGTTGTAATATCATCTGCTGCTACACCACCAGCAGTAGGGGCTGACCATATTGTTTGTTTACCGCTACTAGGGAAAGTAATTACATGTCCAGCAGTAGGAGAATCACTTGTTGGAAGATAAAACTCTGAATTACCAGTATTAATTTTCACTAAACCGTCACCATTAGGTATTAGAGCAATAGCACCATTAGTATCTTGACTTGATATAGTATTACCATCAATCCTGATGTTATCTATATCAGCATGACCATTCGCTAATTCGATATTACCATTCTGTAAAGTTAAATCCCCATTTTCGGACACAAAACCCTTTTTGACCTTAAAATCTACTTCCGTCATTTAATCACCTCAACTTAAGTCCATACCTTGAATTGTAATTTTTGCTGTTATTGGGTTGCCGTGTGCTCCACTATTTGCTGTGAGTTTTAACAATAGACTACCACTATTGAAACCAATTGCATAAGTGCCAATAACAGCAGTACCTGCACTCAAAGTGACTCCATAAGGAGTACCTATTACACCAGCACTACTACCATTAGTAATCACATGTGCAGTAGATAATTCTGTTACTGCTGTACCACTTACAGTACCAGAAATTGCCATAAATAATCTCAAAGCCTTAAATTTAGCAGTTTTTGTAGAATCTAAAAGTGTTATATCAATTTGATTTGAATCTGCGTTTGACCCACCAGTACCACCAGTTATCACACTGGAAAATCCAGCACCACCAACTTCCAAATCAATTGCAGGGTCTGTACCTGTGTTTATTCCAACCTTATCAGCGGATTTATCAACGAACAATAGGCCACTATCTCCGTTATTTTTCTTTACATTCAAATCACCCGAACCTGTAATAGTACCAGCAACTACACTAGTCGCATCAATAGCGTCTAAATACCCATTAGCAAATCTTATTGCTGAAGAACCTAAATTGTAAGTACTATCAGTACTAGGATAGATATTTTGATTAAATGTCCAAGCATCATTAGCGTTACTCCAAGTTATTTCTTTATTTGTTGAAGTACCTGCTAATTTTATACCACCACCATCAGATGTTAAATCGCTAGAAGCACCAAAATTCACAATTCTTCCATTACTACTACCACTAACTGCTTGACTCAAAGTTATTTGTGTGGTACTATCCACACTTGCTATTGTAGTACCTCCGGCTATTCCAGTAAAACCACCTGCACTACCATCACCATTAGTTATAGCCATACCAACTACTAGAGAACTGGTATCTGTAATGTTAGTGACAACAGCAGACGCATTAGAAAAATTACCTGTTATAGTACCACTTGCTATATTACCTAATTGAATAAATTTATCATCTACAGTAAGTGTATTACTATTTATTGTAGTAGTTTCACCGTTGACAATAAAATTACCTGTTACAGTCAAATCTTTACTTACAGTCAATACATCGTTAGTTCTACCTATACTTACTACAGATGTCAAAGCGGTAGGTAAATCAGAATTAGCAAGAGCAGCAGATGTTACAGCACTACCGGATGTTTTCAAAAAATGCCCATTAGTAAAACTACTAGGGGTGTCTGATAAACCTAGAAACGTTGATGTTCCTGCTCCTACAGATACTTCACTAGTACCAAATTTTAATTTATCACTATCATCTTCATCCACCCATAATGTAAATGCATTACCGGGATTATCATTAACTTTCGTAAATTGTAATCCTGTTGGATTATACACTAAACCACTAATACTAGCATTACCCCCTAAAGTCAATAATTTAGGGTTACTAGATGCATTGAATGTTAAAGAACTAGAAGCAGCAAAGGCTGCTGAAGCAGTACCAAGTTGAACTTCATTAGCATTACCAGCAGACGTAGATGTAGAAAGACTCGCATCTAAAACCTTAACCCACGCACTACCAGTATAACTGAAAATACCCCAAGATTGAGGACCAATTGATATGTTTATTCCTGTACTATCAAAAGCAATACTATGTGTATTAGCCGCTAAATTGGTGACTATCACAGTATGACCGGGAGGAAACGCAGCATCTGAAACATCAGGATTCAATGTTATACCAGCACCCGGAGTAATTAGGAAATAATTGTAATCGTCATATTCAAATGTGATATTAGAACTAGTTGAGGCTTGATATAAATTATCTGGACCTAATTTGAAAGTTCTTCTTGAACCTCCTAACTTTCCAGAAAAGTACAATGCATCGTTACCGTGTACATCTTTACTCATCCACATAGCACCTAACGTCGAGTCCTCTAACTGCCCGTTCTCATTACCTGCACCATGCATAGCATCTAAATCTTGAAACTCGTTTATTCTAGTAGTATCGTTAATTGCTGCACCAACAGCACTCTTCACCATTGGTGTAAAGTATATTGGAGATGGTTTCAAAAAAGTTCTAACATCGAAGACTTCTTGTATATCGACATTTAAATCTCCACCATTAGATGCTTGATATGTCGCTCTTACTACAGCCAATACAGTAGATTGTTTGACATCTAAACTACTATCAGGGTCTGTCAAAAATGCACTTGGTGTACTAGGGAAAGTCGTAGTGTTAGTACCTTTTTCTACTCTAATACCCTTGTTAGTGTTACCACTACCAGTATCAGATGTGACGTATACAACAAACAGACATTGCTCTCCTGAACCTAAAGCAGAATTACTTCCACTAGTATTAGCGGCAGTTAATTGTAAGGTCATTGCTGTTGGAGCGTTGTTGGTGTAACCATCGGCAAAATCACAAATCAGACCATCTATTACAGCATGACCACCTTTTATTGTTATAGTGTAATTACCATCATGTGTTACAGCACCGGGTAAAGACGCTGGTGTATTACGAGTGCTTGCTGTAGTAGCCGTATCTTCCAAAGACAATATCCCATTGCCATGTGTTGCTGCTATCAAATTAGTTAAAGATGGGGATAGTATAAATCCGCCATCAGTCAATGTTGTTGTGTGTCCAGAAATTGGGTCTGCCATATTATTTCACCTCGATTAGTAATTGTATTTTCATTTCATTTGTGTCTGTTTTCAATATTGGTCTAAAAACATGTCTTGATACTGGTGTAAATCCAGTACTAGTACGCATTTGAATATAAACTTCCTTCAAACTTTCATCGAAAGCATATGTTGTAGGAATATCTGCTTCTACCAATAATGTAGAGTTATCTATCACTTTAACAGTTGGAGACAGGGTTAACGCAGGTCTTCCTGCACTACCATCGCTACTTGTAGAAGGTGTACCATCAAAACCCAATGTTAATTCATTTATATTATCGGCAATTGTTTCTACCATAAGTCGCTTCAAGTGGTCGTTTACGGGCATTAATAATCACCTTCTATATCAATATAGACTCCTTTGTTTAATCCAATACTAGAAACAGTAGTACTACCACTTATTGTAGCAGCACCTCCAATACTTCTCCTTCCGGCGTGTTGACCTAACAAAATTTTCTCCTCTGCTACTGACCGCACAAGTATGGATGGTATTACTTTTACTTCTAAAGAATTGAAGAATGAAAAATTGTAATCTCTTATTTGAGTAGTTTTTTCAGGCATACGAGTTGCCACATTCAATGCTGAATTTTGAGATAACATATGTAATACACCACTCAAACCACTTGTTGAAGAAACAAACTTAAAATCACTCAGATTTTTTCGTGTATCGTGTTTTGCATCGATAATAGATAAAATTTCACCCTTGTAAGAAACCAAATCACCGGGTCTATACTTCCAAGCATCGGGATGTCCTCTACTATCAATAGCACCCTTCGCAAGTTTATTTGTCTGTAACACCTTTCGTGCTACTTTTCTAGCGGCTTCTGATGTTTTTACAGTAACATCGATTGTAGGAGCAATTTGTTCTCTAACATTCACATTAAACTTACTTTGTTGACTTTCAGCATCTTCCATAGTAATTATTACATCATCATTCAAAGTAGAAGGAACACCTTGTATAGTTACTCTATTCTCTCTATCATTCAGAGGATTTGTATTCTCTGTACCACGCCTTTTCTCTTCTAACAACAAAGAAGGTACTTTTTGATGAGATGCTGGAATATATTGTAAATTACCGTATTTATTCATATTTAATGACCTATTATCGTATTTTGAAATTAAATTTAGAGCAGTTATAGCATTCATAGAATTGAAATCATGAGCAAGAAATACATTACTGTGTTTTCTTCTATTTGTACCAGCACTAGTCAAATTCATAGTTTCACCAATACCCACAGATGTAGCAGAATCTTCCATTTGAGATGTCATTTTTAATACTAAATCTGTAGTTCTAAAACCTATATCTACCGTTCTACCAAAATGTAAAGATAAAGGTGGATTTAACGTCAGAGGGTCAATCACCCCATCTCTTATTCCCTGTCTAATGAAAGCATCATGATAAATCGGAGTAGGGCTAAACCCTAAATCTGTTAATGTTCTTTTCCTCATATTGCGAAGTTCTAATAACAGACCATTAGAAGTACTACTCTGTGTACTAGTAGTCAATCTTTTTTGAGGATTTAAAGAAGAAAATACAATTTTAGTTGTAACATTTCTACCCTCCGGTGTCCAAATATCGCTTTTTAAGGAATGGCCGGGTGTTTCAAAATGCGTTATTAACAAAGAATCACCAGATTCTACGTATTGATAGGTTTTCTCAGTAGCAAGTTTGTACTCATTTTTATTTTCAGATTCTATTGTAACCTTATGTTTACCATCTAAACTGTGAACATCAACTTTAGCAAAATGTACAGCATTATCAACAAAAACAGGCTTTCTTACATCTGCCATTAGAGTATCACATTCTTCTTCCCATCTACCCTTAGTAGATTCTATACGGCCACTTTTTGAACCCATTAAGCACCATCTCCACTGTGGTCACTTGTACCAAAAGTTACATCTCCTTTATGTCCTTTAGGGTGTAAAGACTGACTAAATCTAGGTTTTACTGTGAAATCTAAACCAGTCACAGCATCATCAGTATCTAATTCTTGCCTCCTTCTAGCAGCATCTGAACGATGGTGTTGTAAAGTATTTTCACTAATAACAAGTCTTGTTACCGCTTCACTTAAAGAAGTGTTATCAAAACCACTTACACTAGAACCTAATAATTTAGGACCAAAACAATCGGGTATTTCAAAATTAGAACCTGTACTATCAAACAAAAATACCGGATGATATGGACCATTAGTATTTGGTACTATACCAGTTGCATAAGGTGTATTTGCACTTGTAGTAGGTACTTCGTAATTAAATAAACCATATTTTCCAGCACTTGTAGAATATAAATAATTTAATGCATATTGTGGAGAACTACTATGTAAATCATTATTTAATCTAAATAATTGTATATGTTTATTATCTAATAGTTTTATACTTTTTAACATAAATTTAACACTTTTATCATTTTGGTTATTACGTTTTGTATTTAATTTTAAAGTACTATTTTGATATGGGTTAGTAGTTTTTTCTACACCTGCTAAATTATTTCTACCCCATCCTGTATCATCAAACAATCCTGCATGTACTTTACTTTCCATAATATAAACGCCACCATACGGTCTAAATGGTTGTGTATGAGTGAATCTTAATGCAGAATTTATAGGAGCACCACGACTTTGACGTGCAAAAGATATAGTTGTTAAATTTAAATCAGTTAAGGATAAAGTGTTACCATTCCCAATATCGGGCTGTAAAGCCCCTTCAAGCACGATTCTTTGACCAATATTCCTGTCTGTATGTAGACTGTGAGCCTCTGTATTAATAACAATATGATTCGTTTCAACACCACTTAAAATATCGCCATCTACACCGATTCTAGGGCTACTTCTTGATATTGCATCCACATGAACGGATGTTCCTACAATTTTTTCTGTCCTTGGACTTACTGTAGCCTCCGGTTTTAGCAATCCATCGTCTGAAATATCTAGCGTATCACTGATTCCTCTAGGTAGTTCATCGGCTTGCAGTACAGCGTTACGGGGGCGTAACAACCCTTTACCGAATAGAGGTTCTGCTGTATGTGTACTTAGTACCATACCAGTCTTTTCTACAGGTGCTGAAAGTGCTGTAAGAATGTCTTCATTGAAGTGAGTAGGATACCTTACCCCTCTACCATTACCCATATCACCAATCCTCATAGCATGTGTAGGTGCAAATACATCAACTAAATCATTGTCATTACCGTTTAGATTAGCATCATTATCAGTACCGCCAAATCTTGGAATAGTGTAACCTGAACTAATACTAACCGCACCAGTACTAAGGTTAACTATACCCTTCATGTTAAAGATAGGTTTACCATTGTTCCAAACTCTATCATACGGACTTCTGTTGTTAGTTCTATCATATTCGTAGGCATCACCACAATCCCACGCTGGTCTAATACCAAATCCACGCACAGGAGCACGTCTAACGTCCTCTCCACGCTCGTTTGCCCACCAATCTATCAGATAGTACTCAGAGGCTTTAGAGAGGCGTTCTATGCCCTTTCCTTCGCCATCACCCCACCAATCCCTACGAGTACCAGCAGGATTGCGTATAGTACGCACAGGAGCACCGTATGGTCTTGTCATTCTGCGACCATCACTATAGCGAACAAGATTCTCAGGTTTATCTATTCCTAACATACCTGTAAAGTTAGTAGCAGTTTCCATTACACCTACATAGGTTTGCCCTAAAGCACCCACATTAGAGGTATCTGAGCCTCCACCACCGTAAATCCAAGTAGGTGCATCATTCATTACACCATACTTGAATTCTTGTACAAGTGGACCGGAGTGATAATCAGTTGTTAACACTGCATTACCACTTGCAGATGACCCAGATGCAATCTCTGAAAAGTATCTAAGACTATGAATTCCCCATCTAGGTTTGTTTAAAGCCTGTCTTAACGCTATTCTATAACCGTAACTTCGTCTTTCAGTACTACTTCTAGCACCTGTACCTCCCTCCCAACCTAATCTAAGACCTTTTGTTGAACTGTCAGTATAACTACCACTACTGCTACTATCATACCCTTTATCGCTAATATTGAAATCTAAACTACCATGTTCGCCGGGATAGTGCCATGATAAAACAGCAATCATGTATTCATCTAAACTACTTGCTTGTGGACCTCCACGACTACCACACGGCCATAATCTATGATAAGTGATATTGCCACCATCATCACCAACATCGGTATTATCGCTATTATACGTTACAGACCCATCTTTAGTAGTGTTGGGAGACTTAATATCCATGTAAAATGGTCCATAACTCATAGAATAGGATGCAGCGAAATAATGGAATGTTTCAAAATGTTCAGGTAGAGAATTATACATAGCAGCATCTACAGCATTACCATTCCAAGCCCTAGAATCATCATCAGAAAAATATGTGTAAGGTCTACCTAAGTTTGGATGTGATTTACAAAGGAAAGCATCGGGTAGATGTAGAGATGTAGTATCCTGACTACCATTAATCAAATCCGGCAAAAAGTGAGCAAAAACATTCTTTTTCTTATCTATTAAATGAGTATACGGGTCGTTAAGAGAGCCTGTTGTAGTTAATGAAATAACAGCACCGGCAAATAAATTATCCCAAAACGCATCATTATTAACATTAAGATGTATTGTATTAGGTAAATTAATTTCATCACGAGCATCACCAGAACGTCGAATATATTCTCTGATATATGTAGCACCATTTTCAGCCTGATATATTAATTTTTGACCGAAAAGAGGTGTTCTAGGTAAAACGCTTGCATCATCTACTGTTATAGTACCATCACCTTGTGAAAAAGATATTACAGTACATTGAGGTATTAAAGATATATTTTGTAAAGTACGAGAATATATATTTGGATATATTGAAGGATATCCTTGTATTGTTAATTGATTTCCTATACTCCCATAAGTACTTTTACTAAATTGATAATAATTATGAGGTGCATATTGAGATATACCTATATAATTACTATAATCATCTAAATCTGTAATATAATTACTAGAATTATAATCTATATTATCAAAAAGTATAGTCCACCATGGAATATTCAAAGTATATGCAGGTGTAGCGTCAGAAAACATAGGTGAATAAGGAAATCCTTGTCTAGTAAATGAAGGAGTTTCATTTAAGTTAACACCAAATGGATTGTAAAGTAATAAAGGAGGTATATTTGTAAATTGACTACCATAATCCGGGCTTACATCTAACATTGTTTCGTTAATAAAAATTTCACAACCCCTTACATCTGCATCAGTGGCTTTTTCTAAAATCAAACTTATAGCCCCTGTTTGTGAACTATGGTCAGCAATACCGACTACTGTATTGACTTGTTGATATGTCATACCTTTACCAACAGATTGTGTGTTAGCACTGTAACCACGTATTTGGTTGACATGTAGATTAGGTTGTATAATAATTTGATATGCACCTACTTCAGCAGGGTCAGGAAAATGATATCCTAACGTATAGTATGCTGCTGCCTCTAAAACAACAGTGTGTCCACCTACTTTATTGATATCTCCGCCTAACCCTGTAGAGGCTAAAACACCGTAACCATCGTATTTGATAGCAGTTTCAAACATTAGAGTGAATGCACCTCCATGAATGTCACTAGGACCACTAGGGGCAGCATTTATTCCACTAAAGTTTATTTCTGATTCTAAGGGATTAATAAAATCTTCAACTAACGTAGTGTTAGTTTTCTTTTCTTCAGTGTCGTAAACATCTTGTATTGTTGCACTATCTAAGAATTTTTTCTGCAATCTTTGTTGAGCACGATGTTTCTTGTAAAGACTTTGATACGCTGGATGTGACCAGTGACCGGGCAGCATAGGCATTGTTGGAGTAACAAAGTGATGCCCCATTCTAGGATAAGGCATTGGCGTGAGTACTGGTTTACTATATCTGTTATAGGCTACCGTTTCATTACCAGTATACTGAGTATGTGCCATATCAGGAGAACTACCGCTTACTTCAGCATGGTCACGCATTCTACGAGCAGCAAAGAATCTAGCACTACCAGCAGGTACATAGTAAGAAGGAACTACTTTGAGGTCAGTTACAGTCTGTCCAGCCATAAACGTAGCAAAGTCTACATCACCTACTACGGTAAGTGTTGTGCTACCTTGTGAAGTGTAAGAACAAACAACACCTTCATCAGTAGTTGGATTATACACTCTTAAGAACTTTCTACTATCTTTTACCTCTTTAGTACCAAAACCTGCATTAAATACGTTAGTATTCAGTGTAGCATCTATGACTAAAGCGTTAGTTGTTGCATTCCAACTAGATACGGATACTGTATCAGTTTCTATACCGGAAGTATGAGTATACACTGTAGGATATCGATGTGTATGAGAATGACCCATTTTAGTTACATGGAAGAAAAGTGTCTTATCGTGTAATTCATATGAAGTTTGCAAAGATTCATTCTTCCAACCGTCTAATGTACTTTTGTAAGTTAGAGGGTCAATGTGTTCCCAGTTATGATTTTCATAATTTGGTGCTTGTCTTGGACCTTTAACTGTGTTATCAAAGAAGCGTTCTAGTTTGTTATCAGAGGAAGGGGCTGATACACCTAAGTCTGCATGTAACATACCACCAGAACCAAAAGTTTCATTTTGATACGCTTGTATAGGGTCAAAACCACTTCTGACAACTATATTACCGGGTATAGAATCAGGATTGGGTAATGTTATTTTGAGATTAGATGGTTTACCACTATTAGCCAAACTAGGTGCTGTTCCTTTAGTAGTTCTATCTTCAATTAATCTGTAACCTCTAATTATAGTACCGAAAGGACTACCACCTTCGATTTTATGAACTTGACCTGAATCATCTAATACATTTATGCTATCAAACTGTATTTCTTCATTTGGTATTTGTAAAACATTTTCTACTTTCAAAGGATATCTAGCAGCAAGTTGTGGATGACTTAATTCTTGAGCCTGTAAAATTGGCAACATTGCACTATTTGTAGTTTCAAAACTAAATCTAACATTACCAAATATCTTCTCGCCCGTAGTGTATGCTGTGTTACTTGCAACTCTAGTCATAAAAGGCACAGCACCTAAACCACGAGCATTAATTGCAGGTAATGATAAGTTACCACCATCCATTCTCTTCCATACTACATTTTCCGTGTTAAAATTCTTGATAGCAGAATTTTCATAGATTTGATATGCATTTACATCGCCCATCCAATAGGTAGCAGATTTATTTGCCTGATAACTAGTAGTATGATGGTGTGATGCTACATTTCTTTCAACTAAATTATTTATTCTACCGACTGTAACTGTACCGCCTGAACCTCCAGCAACTGTGAGAACATCACCAACCTCATATCCAGTACCAGCACTAGCAAGAGTTACACTATTGAGAGCACCTGTACTTACACTAACTACATTAACTCTACAACCTGAACCATTACCACCAGTAGTAGCAGCAAAGCCGGTGCTATACCCACTACCTGTAGCACTCACTGTTATACTTTCAACAGGTCCAGCAGTTTCAGGCTCTAAATTATAAGAACCTGCTGAATAATCTAAATCATATATTAAATCGCCAGTTTTAGCCCTATCAGGAGTTGCATTTTCTAATTCTAAATCACTAGATACAGAACCATGCATGTGTTTAGTAGCACCAGTAGGGAATAGAGTATCGACCCAAGTAACATCTGATTCAAATGCTGTAGATTTAGGTACTACCATATCATGTACAATTAACGCTTCTACGTTTGGTCCTGCATTGGCTGGTGCAATGAATCTGTCTTGACCGTGAAATCTTTCATCCCAAAGAGTAGTACCTGCATATGTTATAGCATCTGACGATACACCATGTATTTGCAACCAATCACCAGTAGCAGTAATACCATCTCTATCATATTTGGCAATTAACGCACTTTCAGATTCATAACTTACTACTAAGAATGCACTACCATATAAGCCAACAGGTTGTGAAAGAGTGTCAGGTAATATTTCACTAGAAGATGTTTGACCATTCGTTTTGTTAAAGTTGATTGGGGTATTAGAATAGTTATGATGAGTAGTAGCACTATCAGTTTGAATTAAACTATAACTTCTAGTTGATGCACCTGCAATCTTAAAACCACCAGAATAGAAACTATCTAAATAGTTATCTAAATCAGCAACAACTCCATCGATAGGAGGTACACTTTCAGGAGTATCAAATAAAGGATAAGTGTGAGGTAATTGACTTAATGTTGTAATCATTGTACTGGCAGTGCCGTATGGAGCAAAAGATAACATCGAATGATGTGCTCCTAAACCAGCACCATAACCTTCTGTTCCAACTTTCAAACTGTTAAGGTAAGAATATCTTTCACCAGCCCATCCAACAGCACCAATTGGTTTTGTTCTATCAACAGCGTCTACAATACCTGAAAAGTGAACTTGTGTCATGTGGTCACGAGTTGAATCATCTTCATTGTTAAAACGTATAGTACCCGCTTTAGACCAAACAAACAAATTACCATCAGGACTTGTATTAACATCAAATGCACCATTAGCAGCCGCTTTTTTATGCTGTGCTAATCTAAACCTTGCCTTGAATGTACCAGCAGCAGCATCAACAACTAAAATTTCTTTAGCGTGATAACAAGCACTTTGTGTATTACTATTAGCATTATCAACTGTATCGATTGCAGATTTCAACCAACCGGATGCAGGTAAATTTTCTAACAAATCTCTGTTAGTGGTAGTTGCACTTTCTACAAATTTATTAGTAGTATCATACGTTCCAATAGCACCAGTATCAACCCACCCATATCTATCTTGACGCATAGCATTACCCATTGAAGGCATATGTGTACCTCCGAGTGATTTAAGTGCTCCAGCACCCGGAAATGCGTTAATTGCCGCACCTAAAACAGTGGCTAATTCTTCACCATTCTGACATCTTGTAGCATCAACAACAATATATTCTAATTTACTATCAGACGATGATACTGTTTCTGAACCACTATAGTCTAAAATTCTACCAGTGAGTGGTCCTGCAACTCTAAATGCTGTAGGATGAATTTGATTATCTCTAGTCCAAGTAGTTGAAGAATTACCACCTACAATTCTTGTATTTTTCTTTGGATGGACAGGATTAAATGTAAGTTGATTATCTAACCAAGAGCCACCAGCATGTAAACCCCCATCCATATGGAATACTGTATCAGCACCCATTGTAATACCGAAACCAACTGCCGGAGTGTGTCTTAATGGCATTACACCATTCACTTGACTACCAGTACTACTTCCATCTGTTATTGTGTAAATTTGACCATAATGTCTACCATGAGCAGGTCTTTGATACATAGTTCGACGAGGATGACCAGCAGGTGTCTCCCAGTTTACTATGGCTTTCCAATGATATGCTGTATTAGCATTATAGTATGTTATATCTTCAGGTAAATAATCACCATCGGTATTTGTGATATGATTAGGGAATGCTTGTTTATTTCCAGTAAATCTAGGTACACGAGACCAAGTATTCCCACTTGTAATTATTCTACCGGAAAAAGGTTCGTTAACGTTTTCTGTACCTGTAGAATCATGTACACCTGTAAATGGGAATGCTTGACCCGGACCGAATATCATGTATGTAGTCTTATTATCTGTACCATCACGATGGTCTTCATATCTAGCAGTTGGATGAGCGAAACGCATCACTAAGGGTATAGGCTTCGCTTTTACTACACCTCTAGTGTAAGAAGTACCACCTCTATCTAAGTCAGGTGTTAACATGTTATCTTGATTGAAGAAAGGTGGCATCAAACTACCACGATGTTGGTTACACAATGGAGTACCGGGAAAGAAGGCAAACATTGCATTACAATCTAACATAGCAAAACTAGTCGATATTTCATTTGCATTCTGAATACCAGCAGTACCAGTTGGACCACTAGCATAAGGATGGGTATAGAAAGATGAATAATCATTTGTAGTACCATCGTTAACATCTAGTGTAACACCTGTAAATCCACCACCAAAGAATACTGGAACACTATGGTCAGGACTACTTTTACCACCTTTAAAGAATGTAATTGGTTCGGAAAATACACTACCTAAAGTCCTAAGACCTGCAAATTCTCTAGCCCTTTCATCACCAAACAAAGTAAGTATCTGACTATTTCCCGGTGCAGAAGAAGGTAAATTTATTCCAGTATTTGTGTTAAAGATTAATTTCTTTTCAGAATCAGCACCTTGTTGACTTTGTACAATCATAGAGCAAACAAGGAAAGGAGCACTATCATCAACAAAATATGCTCTTTTCTTTTCACCAAATGCTTTCATACCGCTTGCTGTAGAAGAATCTGATGGTATCAAGAAATTCCATAGTTCAGCATTAGTCACACCATCTAACCTTTGAGAACCCCAACTGCTATTTGAATCGAATCTAAATTGAGGGCTATCTATTTTTGGTAATATATGGTCTCCAGAACTTCTAGTGAAAGTAACACCATTAAGATTGTTTTTCCACGCTGTTGTATCTACAGGATTATTAGTTGAATTTACAAATACAGGAGTTGGTGTGTTTGTATGTCTACCTTTACTTTTTGTAACTATTTGAAGTAAAGTGCGTGGTATGTAACCACAATCAACTTTCTTACCTAAATCTAACTTAGCATCTGTAACAATATGATTTGGTGTTGCTATACTTATCACACCTTCGAGGTTATCGTCATCAACATTTAAATCAATACTGATGCTTTTTTGTTCTCCGAATTCTAAGTGTGCTGCTTGAATACCTAAATCTGGGTGTACTGAAGCAGAAAAACTTTCAGATAGATATTTACCATCATTGCTGAATGGTGTAATAACTATTGAATCAGGTTTTACACCCCATTCTCCAAAAGTCTTACCGTCTGTAGTATACATATGAGTACAATCAAAAGTTGTCGGACTTGTAGCATTGATTGCAGCAGCAGTAACAGCAGCCATCAACTCATCAGTAACTAATGTAGTACGATTTAAAACAGGGCTAATAATATAAGGGTCGTTGGTAATGTTCCAGTCAGCAACACTTGGCGTTATACCATAAAAATAACTACCATCTTGATGTGTATAATGAAAGACTTTACCAACATTTGCATTACCAGTACCATCTATATCAGATATTTGTAAAAGACCACCATTTTTAGGGAAGCCAAGATAATTTAATTTACCATCTGTTGTAAAACTAGCATCAAAGGGTTCTAATCCTACGATTTGTAATTTACTTTCGCTAGTGTTTTCAGTTACATTAACACGCACAGTTGCTTCAGGGGCATTGACTGCATTCCATAGATTACCTGTCCAAGTTTCAATAACAGGATTAGTAGCATCTCCTGTATCTAACATACCCGTAGCATCACCGCTACCACTCATGTTTTTACCAATAGTAAACCCACCTTGGCTCACATCCTTATCGTTGAAGAATACACATATTTCTTGACTAATTGTTGAAGGTAAATCCTCAGTTTTTTTAACAAAAGATTCTCTACCACCACGAGTATTTTCCCTTTCTCTATAAATAAATCTTACACCATAATTATTACCCAAATGGTCTTCAAATCTAAAACCATATAAATCTCTTTTAGATTCTCCTTTCGCTAATTTAATTTTTTCAGCATTAGATACATGTGAAGAATAACTACTTGCTACATTGTTTCCATACCTTGCTTTATCTTCAGTAGAGAATGTACCATATCCCCATTTTCCTGCAACATCTGTAAAACCGGGTACTCCAGTTGCTACTAAACCACCAAAATTTACTCTAGCGATAGCAGATTTACCAGTTCTCAAACCTTGAATTAAAGTAGAAGGTGAACCTTCAGATTCAAAAGACTTAGGTATTGAAGTATTATGCATTTGACCGCTAATCACATCCGATACACTTTGTATTGTATGTTCTTCATCTGTTCCATAGTCAGTAACAGCAATGACATTTTCTTCATTCTCATCTTCTAAATATTGTTGTAACGTTGTAATAGGAGCAAACGGTCTTCCATGTTTGTTAAGAGGCATAGGTGCAGGATGCATGTTTTCACCCTGTATATCTTCAGGTAAAGCCCAAAAGTTACGCCACCTACCACCATGACCAATAATAAATTCAGGTTGATATTCAGTTTGACCTTGACTATTATCTAACCAAACACAGAAATTTCTACCACTTGCTCCCGGCACTGTACTGTGTATAACTACAGTCCAACCATTAACACCGTTTCTATCAGTAACGGCTCTACCAATGTGTGCTCTCAAATAACCCATATGTGTACCTTTTTGGGCAGATGAAAAACTTTGTTTGGTATCCCAAAACGGAGAAGGGTCATGAGCAGAACTGCCGTCACTTAGCCTAGCATTCAATGCTGCATATTGATTAATTGTACGAACTATCTCTTCGGCAGCCTCTAAACTATTTCTGGTTTTCAATCCTATAGAACCTGCATCTATGGATAATCTTCTCACAAAACCCATATCTTTCCATTGTGGTAAATGTTGCAACCTAGATTCTTCATGATTATCTAATGATAATGTTTCACTTCTTATACCTTTCAATGATAAAAATGCAGGTATAACACGAGTACCATCAGGAGTATCGAAAAATGTCGAAGGGTCACGGAAAGAACAAGCAGTGGTTGCATTTCTTATTTTAATTAATTGACTAATAAAATCGTTACCTTTTCTCCTAGATAACTTATGATAGTCGTCTGCTATCTTGGAAATTGAGACATGTGATGTAGTTTGTGGAGGAAGACTATTTGAAAAAGTATAACCTGAAGAAGCACCTTGTAATGAATATTCAGTGTGTACAAAATGACCATGACCTTTACCATAAAGTCTTGAATACCTATTGTATTTTGGCGTAGTGTTTGTAGAAGATATGTAATTACTAGTTAAATTGTAAGCCTGTTTATTTGGTAAATCATGAGCATAAGCACTTTCAATAAATTTAGATTGTTGTGTAGAGCGGATAAAACGATTTTGTGAAGGATAACCATTAGTCACATCAATTTGTGTTGTCCAAGCACTTGGTGAAGAACCATTATAAGAAGCAAGATAGGAATGTAAGTCAGTTCGAGTTGTATCAGTATCTTTGACTACATATCTGTTCCAACCAATATGTGTTGTTTGTAATTCACTTTGCACTTGCATATGTAAATCTTGGAATGCAATAAACTCTCTATCATGGGCTACATCATATAACAACACTCTTGCATGACCTTCATTGGACAGATAAGGGTCTACATAAGCAACAGTAGGTGCTTCTGCTGCTGTTAACCCTAGTGATTTGTAGTTTTCTTCTATTGTTTTATTTACATGTTGAGCAAAATTTCTTGCAGTTTCTAAACAAGTGTTACCAATTAGGAAATTTTCTAAAGGTATACTATCTCTTGGATTTGAATTTAAATTACCTTCACCGTTGTTAAAACCAGTCCAAACTTGTGCCTCATTTAACACACCTCTACTTTTGAAAAATAAACCTTCAGTTGCATGAGGGTTGTTATACGACATGTTACCCCAAATTGTATCGCCATTTCTTAGACCGCCCGAAGCATAAGGATTAACCCATGTTTTATTTAATATAGCGTCTACATCATCAAAGTCATCACAACCCACACCTAATTTGTAATCAGTTACATTAGCAATTGCTTTCAAATCACTATCTGATAATGTAATGACTACACTACTATCACTATGAACAGCAATACTGTCTACTGTACCGATTGTGGCATATCTTTCTTCAGTTGATGATGTTTTGTAAGCAAAAAGAACATCCCCTTTTCTTACATTTAAACCGGATAAATCAAATAAACCTACATCATCTACTGGATTTACAGTTACTGTTTTATTGGTAGTAGAATAAGCAGTTATTGCTATGTTAGTATCAATTTTAACATTAGCAACCAATTCGTTAAATATACCCATTTTTTCATGTACATTAGATGCTATATTCTTTGTAATAGAACTTTTTGTAGATACAAAATTATCATAAAATACTCTTCTTCTTTTTCCTACAAGAGTCATTTTTTCTCCTGCCAACACAGAAAAATCTGGATAAGTATTGTTACCAGCCAAAGCCTGTGCAGTAGTAAAACCTTCATAATAATATAATATAATACTAGTATTATCACCTTGTACAGTAAAACCACTATTGCCTACAGTAATGTCAAAATTGTTATATTTATTTAATGTGCCATAGTAATGAAATTTTAAAAGTTTTTTACTTGATGGATGAACACATTGAACTTCGTAAAAAGTTTCTCCTGTTCCTGTAACTAAATCTGATAAATTATCAATGCCTATGTCTGGAAATAATTCCATGTCTTCATCACTCAATGTAATTTCTAATATACTTCCTCTTGTAGCAGTAGTGCCAATTACGTTAACACTACCAATAACAGCAGATGCTCTTTTCGTTTGTATCTTTTCTGCGTGTGGATTGGTTTCTGGACCTTCTTTAAACTCTACAGCACTAACATATTGTCTCATACCGTAATCAACATTACCACCTTGTGTCTTAACGCTCGCAGAATCATAATATGTATTACTTCTATCTTCATATTCCGAAGATGGTGTAAAACTATCAGATGCTAGTACTATAGCACCATCATTTGTGTTTGGCCCTCCAACTGTTACAGGTGTTCCAGCAATAGCGTTTTGTCTAAAATTAGCAGACGGATAAACTAGTGTAAGAGTTTTAGTGTTTTCAGTTATCGCTGAATAAAAAGCCCAATCACCACTTGGTAAAAACACCTTTCTATATCTACTGGTGGTATCATTTGTTATTTGTTGATAACTGACAGCAACTTCAGGTGTTGGAAATATATTAATATCTTTAACAACTAAATTATTTCCAGATAAACTTTCTATTACAGTAGATGTAAATGGGTTGTTATCACCAAAACTATATGCAGATTCTACTTCTCTATCAGCAGGAGGTAAATCAATCGGCCTTTTTCCTACCGGACTAGGATTGTAACTATGTGCAGTCATAGTAGCATCTAAATGTATTTTGAAAGAATTATTTGGCCCTACATGTTTACCAAAAAATTGATTATCGAAAAACGGAATTTCTGCCAATGCTCTTGTACTAGCGAATTGAGTACCTAGTTGGTAATCATGATTAACACCATTCATTTTTTGAAACATACGGTCATTTACAGTTGACCCATTATCAATTAAACTCTCATCACCAAAATCCGGTTCACTATATAGTGTTCTATTAATTTGAAGTATTGTTGAATCTGAATTTGAAATATAACCAATATAACGTAATAGACGTTTAATAAAAGTAAATTCTGTACCATCGTGTGCTACATAATAACCAGAACCTATGTCTGCTGCACCGGATTGAAAAGTGAAAGTGTTACCGGATTTACTTTGATAACGTGCTTTACTCCCATCTTCAAAATATACGTAACCAACTTTTGGAAATCCATATGTACCCCAACTCTTCATATCATTAGAATGATTATTTAATGGTGAAACAGTAATACTACCTCCACTAGTTGTGTTTAGGTAATCTGCTCTTACTGAATATGACCTTCTTGAAGAAAATGGCAATCTACTAAGTTTACTTTCATCGTAAGTAGGTTTAGTATCTACTGCACCTTGACCCGGACCACCTAAAGTGACTGTGACAACAGGAGCATTAGGTTCGATTTCTTTGACAATATGAGAATCAGGACTACCTTTTCCTTTGAAGTCTATAGATTGTGATACAAAAGGAGTAAATATACCTTCACATTCTATGATGGTAAAAGAACCATCTTCATCATTAGTTTCTTTTATACCTCTTATCACTGCCCTGTTAAGTAAATATAACAAACTCATTTGGTTAACATCATTTGAATCATCTAAAGCATGTTTGATATGTGCTAATTGATTAGTTCTAGTCCTATCACAAGGTTGTATAATTAATGCCATATCTGCTACAGATGGATTGTCTACATCCATAATATTGTCAATAACATCAAAGAATTCGTGTATAGATGAAGATACTCCTGATACCCCTGTATCAAACTGACCATCTGAAGGACTTCCAACATTTACTTCAGGCTCTATTCTAGTTATATTACTAGATGTTGTCAAATTTTTGCTAGTTTCAATTTTAGGAAAGTAGACTTTATTAAAAATAGAAGGATGAGATTCATTTTGACTAGATGATTCTAAAACAATTTTAGGCGGCGAATTACCTACCAAACCTTGTGCGTAAGGAGTAAAGTTTGCAGGTGTATAACTTTCATCTAAATCATCATCAGCATCATATCCTTCACTATTATCTCCAACTAACTCGTTAACAGCAAAGACATTGTCACTTTCTAAACTGTCAAATTCAACATAACCTCCGGGTGAATAAAGTGTTAAACTACCTAAAGAACTTATTTGGCTAACAATGATATCATATAGATAGGCTGTAGTATCGCCATTAACAAAAGCAGTATTAGAAGCAGGTACAGTCTTTTCCACCATTAGTAAAGGTTGAGCAGTATTTACTCTTGTGCTACCATCATAACTGTTCATTGATGCTCCTGTTAAATCTATAGCATTATAATGGACTTCAATAAAAGGTGCATGATTGTATGTACTTCTCAACAAAGGTATATGCAATAAGGCAACTCTACTTTCTTTACTAGGGCGAAGATGATGTTTTCTTGTATTAGCATCAGGTGTAGTACCATATGTAGGTACTTGACCCTTTAACATGAAAGGTCTGTAATCAAATGTTGTACCACCTAAAGCAATTAACTTCTCTTTACCATCTGATACAGTAACATCTTGGAAATCATTGTAAACAGCAGTAACTGTAGAAGAATTGATAACATTTTTTATATCGTAAGTACCTGCATCTCTATAAACATCGACTTCACTATTTACTGGAATTTGGTCTTTAATACCTTCTCTTGTATTATCATAAACCACATCTACTAAATCAACTTGACCTCCACCTTTTAAATCGATTATTTCTCTTTCTGCTCTTGGTAACATTCGTAAAAAAGTATGACCTTTAACGTGATTTTTTATATGTCTACCGCTATGTCCTATTTGATACCCTTCATCTAAAGTAGTAGGCCACAATGCAGCAAAAGGATTATCTGTATCATTTACAGTAGTTGCCATGTTAGAAGAAAATACAAATCCGTGATTTTCTAAATCACTTTCATCTATCACCATCTGCCCCGTTCTATCTATGGCTTGTGAAGAAAAGTGAGGAGGTTGATAAGGTCGACTAGTACCACTATCAATTAATAAATCAGCACCTAAAACAATAAATTTAGGTTTATCCAATTCGCTATATGCATGTAAAAGACCTCTTTTTCCATTCGAGTTAGTAGCAAAATCAAGATGAATACTAGATATCGTCAATGCTCCAGTATCAATATTTATACTTTCTAATCTGACTCTTTCAGGAGGTTTTTGACTAGGCTTCAAAGTATCTAAATTTATACCATTGGGATTTAGCAATAAATTGTAAGGAACGTGTGGCACTGAATGAGAAGTAGTAGCAGTTTTCGTGCTTTGTGTAATTGTGTAATTACCACTACTATAAGGAGATATTGTGAAATCTATAGTACCTGAAGTTTGTGACGAACCTGTAAGTTCGGTAGCCAAAGATGCTGCATTAGTAGTAGAAAGATATATTGTTGTAGAATCTGCCGATGCACTAAGATTAAGTGGATATACAGATTCTATGGGTGCAATTGGTTCTTCAAACCTAAATAATAACAACGTGTCATCTTTAACAGTAGGTACTTCACCTTGCACCATATCGTTTGTGAAAGAAGTACAAAGGTGTATTGCTTCCATTATCCCTCTAAACTTCCCTCCTTTCCCACCAACAAATATAGGATTATTATTTTTTAACAAAATAAATTTATCGTTATACAAAGTTTGTTCTGCCATTAATATACCATTTATGTAAAGTTGAACTTTCTTTGAGTTGAAAGTAGCAATAACATGCATCAATGGTCTATGATTAATATTCAATGTTGTGGCATCGTCATAACTGCTATTGAATCTATTGTATGAGTCGTGTATACCTGTAAATGTAGAAGGTGGGAATATAGTGCCGTCATACCCATTACTAGTCAAATAAGCAGTAGTTAATTGAATTGTTTCTATTTCATTTTTTTCAGTATCAAGTAAATTTAGATTGAAAACAGCAGGACCGGGTGTGTCTACATTTCCTAAAGATAAACTAAAACAATTTTCTTTTTCTACTATTACTCCACCACAATCAGGTACAACCCAAGCCTCTATAGTAATTTCATCTGTTAAACTTAATATGTTATCTGAACCGGAATTAGGATTAGAATTAAATAAACCTCTGCTAGTATTATCTGTACTAGAATTACCTTGTGGTATTATTATACTATCAGTTACACCATCAAAAAAGAAAGCATGATTAGTAGTAGAAATAACAGGCATCTTAAAACATCCAATCGACTGGTAAAAATACCATTTTAAATCTATATACAGTTTCACCAGCATCATAATCTATTGAAAGTTTTTTAACAAAACCTTGTATACCTGTTGATTTATCTGTTTCTGAAAATTCTGTACCAACGGCCATAGCCGCTGTAGCACCTTTATCTTCCGGTGATTTATTGCGACCAGTAGGCATGTGAAAATTTCTTGCAACATAAGTTTCATTGCCTACATTTACCATTGAATTAAATGGTATCTGTATACCTACTATGTAATCTCCACTATTATCTGTCGGTCTTATAAAACCATCATTTTCTCTATTCCTGCTAAATGTAGGTCTTAAAAAGAAATCTTTATTTCCTCTCAAACCACCAGTTCTTCTTGAGTTGTTTACAATACCGTACAAGTCCTGTACTTTATCACCTGCTGATTTTTTTTCAGCGTCAATACCACCTCTAAATAATGTCATTTGAGGTTTTCTTGTAGACGAGGTAGTACCTGTTCTTGTAGTAAAAGTAGGAGTGTTGTTGTTACCAGTTTTTCCAACCGTGGCTTGAGTAATTTTTACTATTCCATTTGTTATAGTTGCACCAAACCGTGTTTCATCGAGTAGTGAAGTGCTAAAAGAAGAAGAATATTCAGCATCAATCAAAGTTTTTATCGCAGTTGCTAAAGATGCTGCTCTTGTACTATTACCACCACTCACATTAGTAATTATCTTAATAAATTTTTTAGTGCCTAAATTTGTTATATTAGTATCATCATCGGTAGTTGCAACTGTTGCAAAAGTACCACTAGTATTGTCAGCCACTCTGACAAGAGGTATATATTTTGGATTGCCGGAAGCATCTTTTAACGTGATGAGACACCTGTTCGATGCTATTATTTCATCACTATCAAAACTACTAACTACACTGCCTAATAAATTATTTAAATTGGTAGAGCCAATCCACACATTTGCTATTTCAAAACCTCTATTACTATGACTGTGACTGAAAACGCAATTTATTTTTGCACTAGCACCTATACCTACTGTTCCAATATTATCATCTACAAAAATTCCATCTATCATAATCTCAGCATTTTGCAAATTCAAATCAAGATTATATCTACCTCCACCACCAAAAGGTATGGAACTACTTCCTGCTTTTCTGATGGTTTCAAGAGTTATGCTGGTAGCATCTAATTCAGTAAAATCTCCATTTTCATGGATTAGACGAATAGGAGTACCTGCTGCAACCATTTATATCACCTACGGAACGTAAACTTACCTAAAGCCCTCTTTACTTCTTTTTCAACAGCATCACCAATAGAATCTGCTAAATCGCCAGCCAAACCACTAATCTTCAAATCTATACCTAGTGTTTGTTTTATTTCACCACCAGCATCTCCAACAGCATCCACTGCATCCTCACCAATACCTTTGACTCCAACACCTGCTTTGTAAATTAAAGAATTTTTTATCTTATCTTCTATTTCTTGAAGACCACTTTCGACATTTGTTTTGAAAGAATTGAAATAACCTTGCATACTACTAAATAGATTAAAATCAAATATAGGTTTTATTTTAGTGTTGTAGAGATTAGTTATTTTTTCTATAATGCTACTCCAAGTGGAAGAAACTAACTCACCCATATCAACAAATATATTTACTATCGAACTTGCTTTGTCTGATAACCAATCAAATTTAGGTTTGATGTATTCATCATACCAAGCAGAAAGTTGTTTGTAAACGTCATGTATTGCTTTACCTGCTTTGTTAAATGCATCTGCAAAAAACTGTCCAATATTTTGTACACCACTACCTATTTGTGAGATAGTTTTCATTATTGTTGTAGATGTACGTGCAACCCCACCTAATGCACTCATCATAGAAACTAATGACGACATTAGAACTCCTCCTCGTTCAAGAAGGCGTAGTCGAGGCTAATAGTTTCATTGTTATTTTGTGAAGATACTCTTGTTCTTTCACTTTCTTTTTCTTGTTCTTCGTCAACCGCTAAAGCCCAAGATAAAGATTGTTGAAATGTTTTAATATCCATTTGATTCACTTCCATTAATGATATGTTATAATGTTTGGCTACTCTATATGCGAACAACTCAGTTTGTAAACGTAAATCATCAGATGTTTCTATAATTTTTTTCTTTAGAAACTTCTGAATCATTCGTTGTTCGCTTTGGTAAACCCCCCTTGCATTGCCTCTGCTAATTCTTCAGGCTTAGGTAAAACTGATGCTATTTGTTCACCAACATATGATGTTAGTTGTGTCATTTCTTGAGGAGTGAGAGAAGGATTAGTTTCTACTATCCAGTTTGCAAAAGCATATCTCCAATATGATTCTAAATTTAAAGTGACTTCACCACCCGTCATATCGAACATTTCTTGTGCTGCTCGCTGTATATCTAAAAAAGTAGTTTCTCTTATCCAAACCTCCATTACGGCATCTGGGTTATTAGGGTCTACTTTTATTTCGTGTTTTTCATTATTCTTCTTCGTCAATATTTGGTTCTTGTCCACTATCATTATTGTTCACTTCCTCGTTTACAGCCGCTTCATCAGCGGGGGCATCCGATGATTCCTCAACAGCCTCTTCCGAGGGGGCTTCGGTTTCATCATGTGGTTGTGTTTCTTCGGTAATACCTTCATCATCTCTCTTTAGTCTAAGAACGACTTGGGCTTTTGTACCTCGAATTGTTAGTCCACGTTCTCTACACACATCTTGTAGTTCACGTATTGTCATAGAATTATAATCGATATCTACAGAAAAAGGTGAATCTATGACTTCTTCTTCCACCTCTACTTCTTCTACTTCTTCTGAAAGAACATCTTCTGCCGCTGTGACCCAAGCAGGTGCAGTCAACATAAGAAATAATTCTCTATCAATTGATTTTCTACTAGGTTGTGACATTAAGAAATTAAATTTATTTTTAGTCAAATCGACAGTTGAATAGTCATTTTTGTGAATCCAATTTATGTAAGCACGTTTGCCGTGTTTTCGATAATATCTTACTTTTTGTATAGCCATTAACATATTATCACCTAAGAATGTAGTACCGTGTCAGTTGCTAAAACTCTAATGTTTTTAGGCATGATTTTTAATGTGGCTCTGATAGCACCTTTATCTTCAGGTATTGGAAGTGGTGCTTCTACAATATAGTAATCGTCAGTAACTATGTCTATACTTTCCCTTGTAGCACCAGTACCTTGTTTAAGGAAAGATAATTGTATCATGTCTGCATCAGTAGTGTTAGTAGTGGTTTCATCAAAGTTATGTACTGCTCTCCTCATATTGTGATAAAATACAGGGTCGTCTACAACAATTTCCATATCAAGTTCGTATTCAGTTTTACCTTCAATTGAAAGCGAAGGATTTCTTGAACCAGCAAACGGAACTTGGTCTGTTGCAGCATCTACTATATTTGAACCATTAATTACATAATGTTGTTCTACTCCAGTTTTTGCATTTAAGGTAAAAGATATGACTTGACCTAATGTTTGTCCGGCTACTTTTATTGTACCGTTGTAAAACATGAATGGTTTTCGAGTACCTTTTTCGATACCGGATTTCTTTCTTTTAATATCAGTTTCAGCAGTTTCTTCAAATAAACGATGAATATCATATCTATCTCCTGCATTACTACCTTCTAATCTACCAGTATCAGTGTAACAAAGAGCAGCATCGAAGTTAACTGTCATCCTAAGAGCAGCATCATTATCGGCAGTAAGAACAAAGTCTTTTACTTTACAACCACGAAATACACGAGTAAGTTGTTTAGAATCTGTTGCACCTCCATCTGTTGCCTCAATCACTTCTGAACTATCTATATCTCTTCTTCTTATGCTAGTTTCTAATGAAAAAGAAGGAAGATGAGATTTAGAAAATATTAATTTTGAAACTGGATTTTGTAGATTACCGCTAGATTCTCTATGAGGAGAACTAGTAGAATTGTCAGCAAGATATTTTATAAATTGAAGAGTGCTACCTGTAGCATGTGAAAAATTTAACGGGCCATCTAGCCAAATAGTGCCTGAATTTGTGCCACTAATTGATACAATTCTTCTTACTTCATCAGGTCGAGCCTTTGTGATTATATTAGATGCACCTACAATTGGGAATATACCATTTGTAGTTTCTTCTCTATAACTATTAATGTCAATATCCTCACTACCATCAGAATTTGCCACAATGACTACATAATCCCCTGCACCTATAGCAGTACCAATAGCAGGTGCAGCACTTCCACTAGCAGTATATGATATTCTACTAGCACCCGCTTCAACAGCACCATTTAAGGTAAAAGCAGTACCGCCAGTTTCACCACTAATATCTACCACTTCATTACCTAATGCGTAGTACAACCATCGAGAATTATGTAAATTGTGTTCAAAAGACCCCCCTACATTGGTGAATCTACCCGGAACTTGTACAGCAACATCTCTTCCAAGACCAACTACATGATATCTTTTCAAATCAACTTTAGTTTCAGGTAATGCTATTACATTCATTATTCCAACAAACTGGTCAGTTAACACTCTTTCGGCAGAAGCATTTGCATTTGCAGCATATGTCATTGCTACATCCATACTTGGTACAGTGTAAGGTAAAATTTCTATAATTTCATCAGTGTCGGATGGACAATCATTAGTGTGATTAGTTTTTAATCTAGGATGAATGGTCAGTTGTGTTTTACTACCAACAACAGCGTGTTTTACTATTGTGAAGATAGAACCATTCGATGCATCATCATCTGAATGAAGTCTATTTGTAGCAGTTGAAGTCAAACTGTTAAAACAAAGTTTTGCACCTACTAACATACCTATAGGATATTCTAAAATACCAGCATAACAAGGTGTATTTTCAAGACCACCACTAAATTCTATTATACTCGTTTCATCTGAAGCCCAAGTTCCACTTGCTTTCGCAGTGAATTTGAAAAGTGTATCACTTGAACCACTATAACCATGAGTTAATTTCATACCACTTTCGTGACCGAAAGAAATTTCTGATAAATCACCTTTATAGACTGTTGATGGCATAATTTTTCACCTCATGGTATTTGTTCTGCAAAGACTACGACCTCGATTTGAAAGGTCATTCGGAACAACATCTTGCTCCGGTCAGACAGGTCTGTACGGGTTTTATATACTAACCTATCGAAGTTAACCCCATCTCCTTTGCGATTTAGATGGGTACACCTCCTAATTTCATTCTCCATTTGCTGAAGTCTTTTTCTGCTTTTTGAAGTTCTAATGTCAACTGTAATATTTATTCTAGTGGTTACAAAATCATAAAGAATATCAGGTATTTCTTCGTTATGTGCAGTCTCAAATACTAAGACATAATCACTGTTTTGTAAATTTATACGCTTACCTCTTTCTGGAGAAGTTTCTGCAATATCTATAATTACAGGTTTGATATTATCAGTATTAGCCCTATTCCAGTTATCCTTGAACGTATCAATTACAACATCGAGACCTTCTTTGAATGTTGCAACCATTACTTTCTCACCTTTATCACTTTGTTAACTTCTACATGGTATTCATATATATCAGGTATAATATTTTTACCGGATTGTTTTAATTTGTATTCTTTTAGTAAGGGTGATTCAGTTAACATTCTTTTATCAACCACTTGTTCGATTTCTTCTTCACTTAGTATATCATTGTATTTTTCTTGTGAAACTTTCATTTCTCTAAGACTAGGAGGATACTGTGTGAAACCTTCATTTAGTTCTTTTTGCAATTTTTTATCTTTAGTGAAATCTGCAATAAGAGCACGTTCAAATTCCTCTCTACTCTCTTTACCGAGCAAAGTTTCTCGCTCAACCAAAGAGAACCACCTCTTTATATCGAGCCATAGTTCTATCTACATCTGCTCTATATAGTTGTATTTTAGATGCTAAATCAACGTTCTGCGAACCTTCGGGTATGAGTATACTCCTATCATCACTCATCAATAAATCAATAGCAACTAATTTTGTACAAGCATCTTCAATAGCCTGTTCAAGATATCTTTCACCATAAATATAAGAAGTTTTGATTGCATTCCACTCGAAAAATGGGTATGAATTATTGAAGTAAATAATACCCATTTCATGGTCGAACCACCAATCTCTCAACCTACCTTGGTCTCCACTGGAACTACCACCTTGTAAATCTACAACTAAAGAATGTTGAGTAAGAGCACCACCAATGTCGGATAAAGCACTACCAACTACAATCGTACAGCCTGTAAAAGTTGTTGATGTCTTTCCTGTATAACTGAAAACATCGCCACTAGCATCAACAACAACTCCAGCATCAACAAAACCAGCAGTGCTATCTACTGTAATGGTTGTACTATCAAGACTACTGAATGTAGCATCAGCCTGTGTAGTTTGATTAATACTTATGTTAGAATTAGTAGTTACTATACTACAAGTTTCTCCACCTTTTGTACCTCTCATACTAGTAACTTTGACTATACCTGTACCATAATCAGAATTGGCTGAAGCATAAAATTCGTTATGAAGTGCAACATTAGCAGTATTACCTTCAAGTGTAAAGGCAGGACTAAAATCGATAGCGGCTTTACTCACTCTATTTTCTTTGTTAATTAAGTCTGCAAGATTTTGTGCAGTAGTAATTTTATCAAAAGCACTTCTCCATTGATTAGTACCAGTACCTATTGTTAAAGTAGCAGCACTACCATTACCCGGAGACATAACAATAGAACCAGAAAGTGCTTGTACACTGTCAGGAATATGTATACGTGCTTCTGCTGCACCAATTTCTCTATAGTCATCTCCTTGCCACAGTTCAAGCCTCAATATTTGTTGAACATTTCTGAAAAGCAGAGGAGTCGTTCCTACGTAATCTGTATAGTATCTACGCCTGTAAGGTTTGTATGTATCAAAATTAATATATTCTGCACTGACAAGATACGGTCTCCAAGCATTATGAGTTTCATTATCTATCTTATCCTGCATACGTTTTATGATAGTCTCCACTTTTGTTTTAGTAAGACCTCTTGTTCTACCATCGGAAAAAGATGCTTGATTCTGTACATAACCGTTATCTGTCGTTTCATACAAACCGGGATTTATTGCAGATGAAAATGCTAGTTTTACACCACCTGTTGATGTAGTTATAGCAGTAATTGCACGTTCTAAACCCATAGGGTCAGCATCACTGTAGATAAGTATTGTATCTCCTACACCAAAACCTATGGCTCTGTAATCAGAACCTGTAATGAAAACTGCATTTGCTTCTGCATTAGCAGACATCAACACCGCTTCTTGTGGTCCTATATCAAGCAAATCTGCTACTTTTTGAGCAGTAGTGTATACTATAGCATCAGGGTCAAGAGGTCTTGTTTCACCTTCACCCGGACTAAATATTTGAGGCATTATTGCCCACCAACTAAATTACCCTTAGCATCGAAAGTCATACCCGGTAGTCCGGGTACTGGACCACTTAGGTCTTTTTCGACCACTTTACCATCTACAATTTCATGATTCTTGAATGGATATGTACCTTTTTCTTCATGACCGGAGACATATTGTTGAAAACCGTCAGGATAATTGGGATGTTCGTGAATGTCAGTATATGGTCCGTGACTATCTACCCATCCGTAAGGATGTTCTGAATCACCAGTGGTGTGCGGGTGCATCCAAGTGATAATTGGTTTTTCTTTCTTCTCTTTTAAGAGTCTCCAAGCCTTATCAAATGCATCCATAATCTCACATCCTGTTCCTATCATCTCTATGACCTTTATTATATTCCATAGGTTTGCCACAAGCCCCACAATCTGCTCTCCACATAAAATGAAGCATACCGCAGTTTGTACACCTAGTCCCTGCACCTATGTTCAAAACGTCGCCAACATTTTCTGTTCTGGCTCGCTGATTTCTTGTGACTCCCTTTAATGGATTAGTCTCATCAAAAACTGAACCGCTATCATAAGCGGTATCAACTCTGACGTTTTGTTTCTGTGCTCTGGATATATCATCGATTTCTAATGTTCTAACATCGAAACCCATCCATATCCCTCACTCTCATGCACTGCCTGTTAATGTCAATATTAGATAGACGTTACCTAAAACAGTAATTGGTTCTGCTGCTACTAAGGTAGTACCCGGTGTAGATGCTGCTGCATCAGTCATTGCTTTACTAACGCTACCTGCCGTGTTGTATGCACCAAGATTATTTGGCGAAAAATCCGCTGGTGAGAAAGGTCCAATTACTTGTATTTTAGGACTAACTGCCATCTAAAACACCGCCTTAGCGTTGTCCTAGAATCCACCAACGACCATCTTGTGTGTGTGCGGTACTTGTTGCTCCAAGATTACCGTTACCAAAAACCACTAAATTGTTTGTCTCATCAATACTTACTGCTAGTGAGCCATCGTTTAGTGTTACTGCACTTTGGTCTGGTCCTAACTTGTATAATGCATCGTTATTACTCAAACCTGTTATCAAACCACCGCTACAAGTGACACTAGTAGCACTACCTATTGCGGTAATAACACCTACTCGTGCTCCTGCACTGTTGTAAATTGTTTCTCCAATATTAAAATGTAACCTAGCATCAACTGTATCTACTGTCAATGCTGTGGCTAGACCTACTGCTGCGTTGCCACCCATGTTCAATAATACACCTGTGTTGTATAGACTAGTTACGTGTCCACCTGCTGCAAAGACTGAAGTTAACATATTTGTATAATCTACGTCTATTCCTCCATCAGTGAATGTTCCTGTTACCATGAGCATATCACCCATTACGTGTGTTCTCGTGTCCATTGTATTTCCTGCTGCCATAATTCATCACTCCATTGTTTGTTCTTCTACCACTTCAGTGGTTTCTTCTACTACGACCACAGGTGGTGCTGGATTTAGATGTTCCTCAACTAAACCCAATAATGCACCTTTTGTCCTGTATCCTGCACCAAAAGAAACTTCTTCTGCTTTCAACCATTTCTTGATGTCTCCCACTCTCCAACCGGAGTCAGGTATTCCATCATTTAATTTATCAACGGTCTTTGCTTCTGCACCTGAAATTACATAGTTTTTACTTAGTTTACCACCAAACTCGTCAACCCACTCTTGGCTAACTTCGTAAGATTCGCCACGATACACTGTGTGCGTCAATCCTCTCGGTGGAGGACTGCTGTGGTATTTTCCTATGTATGTTACCTGTGGCATGAAGAATCACCTTATGCCACTATCATCCAGCAAGTTACTAAAGCATCTGATGTTGATGTAACGGTAAATTGAGCAACACCACTTGTGATGTTCTTCAATGTTACACCTGCTGCTGCTGTACTGTTGTCACCAACAATCACTGCTAAGATTTTAGTTGCACCACCTGATAGGGTAACTGTTTCATCATTTGCTAATGCTGTTGTAAATTGACCACATACAAGTTTTGCTCCTGCTGTAGCATTTGTTGTGTTAGCGTTTTTTGCGTTAAACACATCAATGTTACCCGGATAATTACCTGCTGTTGCTCCTCCGTCTAACCATGCTGTGTCATCTACTGGTGTACCTGCGTATAAATCGAGAGAGAAACTCTCGGTGAATACTGCACTGTTGCTTGTTGTATATGTTATTGTATTACTCATATTTTATTCCTCCATTAATTCCTCAATAAACCTTACTTAAGGTCTCTCACCTGTCCTTGTGCTCCGAAGAAGGTAGTCCAGATTTCACCCATTGTTCGGTAAAGTCCTTCCTGTCCTAGTCTGTTTATTGCGAATGGGTCTCCTGTCTCTATACCAGACTCAAAGTATTGTGTTGGTATTGCTGTACTGAAGTGTAGATAATCGGTATCTAGTAAATACATTCTGGAAATTGTATCCTTTGTAACGTCTTTAGATGGAATGATTGGGACACCGTTGTATGTTGCTACGATGAATCCGGCTTCAATTCCCGGTACACCCTTTACTCCATTGTAAGTAGGTGTAACTCTCTTCTCTTCCATGAATCTTTGTTGAGATTGTAATAGTTGTTGTAATCTCATCAATGTGTCATATCCAGTTAGTATAACTTTTGGATTTCCACCACGTACCCAAAGTCTTTGGAATAAATCATCCAAGACATCTAGTGATAGAACTCTGTCAGTTGCTGTATCGCTAACAATATTGTTACTCATTTCAGCATTAGCCCAAAGTCTATTTGCTTCTCTACCAATACTGTATATATCTAAGTCACTGGATGCTGTAAGAGCATCATGGTCTGCATCTAATCCAGTTTTTGAATCAGCGTCATCATTATGTGCTGCTGTAATTCTGTCAAGTGACTCAAAATTGTTACCTGCTGGATTATCTACATCGTCTAACAACATTTTGTTAACAGACTCTGCGTGATGTTTACCCATTTCTTCTTTAAGAACTGAGCGTATATCTCCCATTCCGTCATCCTTGTCAGCAAGGAAGATAGCAGTTTCAGACATATCGAATGTATGAGCGATTGTCTTTGGTTTTGCTGCTATGTGCTGGAATGTTGGCCTTTGTGTGTCTGGTAATGTTGAGTTTTCTGCAACTCCACCAAGTGAAGAACCAGTAGTAGCATCTGAAGGCTTGCCAGTTATAACACGCCATCCTGACCTATCCCAAGGTTTCTTTGGTAGTATTGAGAAAGCGTTGAACTCTTGGTTCAATTGAGACCATACTTTGCGTCCATAAATTGCTTGGTATGTACCAGCAGTTGTAGACAACATTGGGCTGTCGCTTTTCAGTAATTCGCTACCGGAGTATGAGTAACCCATTGCGTTACCTGCACCATAGTAGTATCTTTCCATATCAGTTATTGTTCTTACGTAATTTCTTGCCATTTTATTCACTCTCCCTCAAAGACTCGTCCTGCGAGTTGATGTACTTCGTCCCAAGACATTTGTGCTAGGTCGGAAGTTGATGGAACTTCATGTTGTGGTTCAGCAGATTTTTGTAGTGTTTCTCCTACTTCTGCCGGTGTACCAATGCTATCAATTCTTTCTGATAGTTCAGCAATTGCTTTTGTAATAGCATCTAAAGGACCACGAGCATCATAAGATGCTGCTTCTGCTTTTGCTATTTCTTCTGCACGTTCTGCTTGATATCTTGCAGCAAAGTCAGATTCTAAAGA